CGTATGGTCGCATGACTTTGAGTTCATCGAGGTCGCCGCCGGCCAGAAAGCAATGAAGCTCTTTCAGTCGCGGATAGACAATGATCTCGGTAATTGCCGCGGAGTTCGGAGCCGGCCAGAACTGAAACCGCCCGTCTCGCACACCCTCCGCAATATCCTCAATTCCGTGTGTCCCTCCAGAGTATTCTAATGCCGCCTCTAGGTATTTGGCGCATCTCTGAAACTCTAGTTCATCCATTAACGGCCACCGGCTGCAATCGCCTCCATCCGAGGCACGCCGACCCGCCAATCGTCCAGCACCGCCCCGGTGTAGCGCACCTTGACCTGGCGGCCAGAAAAGCGCACATCGGTAGGCTGAGATGCGGTATACGGACCGTATGTCGTCTCGGTGGACATCGGGTACTGGCGCACCTTAAAGGAGACCTGGACCTCGCCCAGCGTCTGCTCGTCCGGCACCAATTGGCGCACGCTCATCGTCTGATCGCCGTTGCCCAGCTCGACCGGGCCGGACTCGGCAAAAGGCACCGCCGAATCGTAGGCATAGCCCACCTCGTGCTCGTAGATGTATCCGTCAGAAGACACCATCAGCGGATTAGAGAACACACCGCGGTCGGTGCCAGCGGTGCGCGCCAGATCGCCAATCGCCCAATGGTTCTCGCGGTAGTTATATACAACGTAAGAATCATTTTCCGTCGCGGAGGCCGACGGGTAGAACCACCAGATCTCGCCGTACTTGGAATTATTGACCGCGTAGATCTTGCTGGCCTGCGCGTAGTTGATGTCTTGGAAGACAAAATCTGACACGTCGCACGGCAGAGGCTTGACGTATCCGTCATAAATCCAGAACCCGGAGCGCGACATCCAGACCGCGGCCGTCTCAATGGCCGCCACGGATTGCGAGGAAATCACCCCGCAGGCCGAGCCGACCTTCTCAAACGAGTACACATAGGGTAAACCCACATACGTCGCGGTATGTACATCCACGTCAGTAAAGATGATCGACAGGCCGCGAATGCGTTTGCCGCACTTGATGTCGCCCACAGTCGTCAGCTCAAAATCGCCGGCCTGGTTATCTGCCGCCGGTGTCCACACCGTATTGTCTTCCTGATCGCACCAGGCCACCTTACGGGTGTTGCCACCCGCGCCCAGAGCGAAAACGAACCTCTCCGACGTGGTCATTACCGCCTCGTTACCCGTGGGCGCGTTCGTGATCGCAGCGGCCAGCGTGGGCGTGGAAAAACCTAGCTGCCACTCGTAGAGCTTGCCGTCAGAGTTGGAGCAGCCCACCATGTACTCGCCCCAGGTATCCAGGCTCCAGGTGGTGGCCGGTGTAAAGCTGCCGGTATCAGGGCGCGCCACGCCGTAAGCATAGGCGCCGTAAGGGCCATAGCCGTAGCCGACCTTGCTCACGCCGTCCGCTGATCCAGCCGTGAAACCTGTCGGGGTGATATCTTTAAGAGTGCCCGCCTCATTCATGGCGTACAGCTTGGAATGCGTGCCAGCAGCAATCCAGCGGTTCCCAGCGTTGTCGCGCCAGTTCAGAAAGCCGCGGCAGGCGCCAGTCATCTGTGAATTGGAACGCTTGCGCCACCCGCCAACCGGGCGCATGGTGCCCTCGTACCAGCGAACGAGAGAGGCGTCGTAATACCGGCCAGCCGACTGATATTCGGTGCCGTTACGGTAGACGCCTGGCGGGATCTGCAGCTTGATGTAAGGCATGGTCAGGCCGATCTGTTAGAGACAAAAGTAACAGTCATAATGATAGACGGAGTGGCCGGGATTGCGGGCGTCGATCCGCTAGCCGCAACGTCTGGGAATTGCTCGAGCGAGACGCCTGAATCGCTGACCCGCCACATCATCTCGAAATAATCGCCCTTATCCAGTTGCAGATAAAAGTTCATAGCAGCAATCAGACGGCTAGCCGAGCCGGTTGATTTGCGCGCCTTGATGCCGAATTGACTGTTTGAGTCAGCGACGTTGACATCATTTTTACGGAACCAGATATCTATCTCTTGGACGTCGTTGGTCGTGTTGATGAACTGCGCACTAAATTGCACGTTATAGACACCATCCTGATCGACCTGAACCCTTGAAGGCAGATCGCCCGTCATGGCGGTGGAGGTGACGGTCTGCGACGCGGAAACCGTGTAAGTTCCAGCGCCGCCCGTCGTGCCCGTCAACTGCGCGACGATCCTCGTGCCGGCCGTGACGCCCGTGCCAGATATCTGCATCGACGGGAAAAGAGCGCCAGCGGAAACCGCCGACACCGTCAGCGTCGTGGTGGCAATAGACCCCGTGAATGATGCAGTCCTGGGGTACAGCGAAATGCCATTGCTGTAGTCGGTCGTATTGAATCGGAAGAAGTACGCGACCGCGGTTGATCCGTCAGACTGGTCCGTCGAATCCTGAAACGCCCCATAAGGCGTGTTGATGTACTTGCCGCCACGCGGGCTAAAAAGCGCGGCCATTGAATTAACCAACTTGATGAAGAACGTGCGCAGTGCCCCGTTGCTTTGGTCAACAAAGCCGCGGTCATAGCCTAGCGGCGCCGAGCCGATATCGGGCGGCGCAGGAACTTGAATCTGTTGGTTAAGGTTGGCCATGACGAATTATCCGACCATCTTCTCGGCGGCGGCACCAACTTCGGCCACCCGCCGACCCCAGCCCTTGCCAAAGGTTTCCCAGGTCGGCAGGCTTTGCATGAACGCTAGGCGCGTCGCCTGGTACTTCTCAATGATATCGGCCGGCTCCATCGCCGCCACCTTGCCAAGCGTGCCGGCGCCGATTGCCCCGTCGGGCACAGCGCCCACGGTTTGCTGCAGCCACTTGGCAGCACGGCCTGGCCCGCTGTTAATCGCTGCGTCGAAGACGACGTAATCCACGCCAGTGGGAAGATCGTCGCCGCGTATCTTGTCCCAGTACTTGGTCTTGTACATCGGGCCGACGATCTCAGGCGTCAGCGCACGCATCGCCTTCTCATCCACCTCGTGGCCGACCCACTCTTCCCAGACGCGTTTGGTCACCCCTAAATTGGTCATGCCGCCCGGATCAAGTTTGTGGTGTACATACCCTCCCTCGTGGTGGAGGATGGCCTTAAGGGCTTCGTCGAAGTTTTCTTTCATTTGATTGCCGGTGCTTTAGACAACATTTCCGTCTTGGCCTGGGAGCCAGCAGACGATCCAAAATAGTAGGCGATGATGCCGGTCCAGGCGGTGCCAAGGCTGCCCAACATCATCAAGATCGGCGGGTTGTCGGATTCAACCGTCCCCATTAGCATCATCACAAGAATGCCAAAAAACCCGACGGTAACAATTGCAGCTAGCAACGGCGGCACGATAGATCTCGTCGTTGCCTGCATCTCGCGGGCAGACTTGCGGTCATCCACCGCCAGCTTCTCGAAGTTCAGGCCCAGCTCGTTAGCCTGCTTCTGAAGCTCAATCTCGGCGAGCTTGACCTGGGCGATCTGGTCGGCCGTGAGTTTGTTGTTAGCGATCAAATCGCCAACCTTTTCTTCGTCAACGCCGATAGCCTTAGATATGGCCGAGACGGCCATCCCTGCTAGTGGGCCGCCCAACGCTGTAGCGATGGTGGGCGCGATCTGTTTGAGCCATTCCATTTACTGTTTACTCCTTGAAAGCATCGTTGCGGCAATTTGCAAAAGCACACGGTACTGATCGACATCTGGCGGCTCCTCTTTCCAGCCTACCGTAATCTGCCCCACCAGCTTGCCAGGCTCTGGCGGCACGCCTATGCGGCACCCGTAGGTCATTCCCTTTTCCATGTACCACAGGCCGATCTCTGACTGCGCCGTCTTGTAATGGCCGCAAGGAATCTCGCCGGCCATTAGCGCCACGACGTCTCGGTTGTTGTTCACGTTTGAGGTGAACAGTCCAACATCCAGCCCGTCGTGCTCCTTCTCCCTTCCCTGCTTGGTGTACGCCCTATACAGAACTCGGGTACCAAACATCGGATTAACCTTGAAGATCGCCACCACCGCGGCATCGGTGTTCTTAAACAAATGCGCCGCTACATCTTCTACCCGATCCTCGGCGATGCTTGGCAGCTTCTTTTGTTCCTTGTAAGCGCCAATCAGAATCGCCTGGTTCTGCCAGACAAAGTACCCCACGAACGCGAAGACCGCCATGAGCAGGATGGCGAATAGCTTGAACGGCGAATCAACGTAGCCTAAAACCTTCTCGATTAGGCTGTTGTGGTTGATCTTCTCGTCGCTCACGCCATCGCCTGCCTGATGATAAAGATGATGATGCCGCCGATAAGGATGACAGCGATTGCGCCGCCGATGATCTGAGCCGCCAGTAGACGCTGGGCCATGACACGGCGCCTCTCAATCTTCGCCGCTCGCTCGGCTTTGTCTCTGGCCTGCTTAATCTTCATGCGCTCCTTGAGCATCATCTCCCAGAGTTCTGGGTAGCCGCCGTAGACGAGTTGATGCTTCAGAGCTTCTTCGGCCTCGCGCAAAGCATTGGCCTGCATCACTATTTCCATTGCCTTGCCGGTGTCTGACTGGCCCTTCTTAGCCTTGTCATTCGCGGCCTTCTGGACGACATCCTTCGCGTCGAAGAACTTGCCAAATTCGCCCACTAGGCCATTGATGTCCTTGCCAAGCTTTATGGCTTTCTGAATTCCGGCGACGGCGGCCTGCGCGGCCGCGAAAGCGGTGATTGGGTCCATGTCACATCAGCACCCAGATACCGAGCTTGATTAAGCCGATCAGCGACGCGACTAGGAATGACGCGACGGTAAAGCCAATCAGCCAGTCAAGCATGGGCTACTCCTCTTCGGCTTTCGCCTTTTCCTTGGCGAGCTGCAGGTGCTGGTGCTTGTACCAGATGTTTACCGCCAAGCCGATGATGGCGATGATCAAGCCGCCGAAGGCCGCGATCTCGTTGGCCGTGAGGCCAAAGTAGACAGCGGCCCCGCTGCCGCCGTATTGCGCGGTGGTGGCGACTTTGACGACTTCGACGCTCATGGTTTATTCCGTAATTTGAATTTCTGGCACGATATCCCAAGCCAACGAAGATTCATTCCACAAGTATTTTTTGCCGTCTTGCGGCATGGGTATAGGCGCCTGCCACAAACAGGTGTCATCGTTGAGCGTCCAACTGTTAAAAGGCTTAGGAGGTATGAACGCGTTACGTTGCTCGTCATACTCATATCCGATACCGGCGTAGTTCTTCCGGATCGTGCCGTTATAGCTAGTTTTTACCCAGCGACCTGCGAACAGCGAGTTACAAAACGCTGCACCAACGACCTCAGACTCGTTCCCTTGCTCGTCTAGGCATTCGGCGTTATTGACGACGATTACCTGCGTCACCAAGTTATTTTCATCAAGTTGTGCAAAGTGGGCCATGACTTACCTCAGAACGTAATCGACCCGGATCCAGTCCAGGTGTAGATACGATAACCGCCCGTAACAGACACGCTAGGAGATCCGGTAGTAGACGCTGCAGCGGGATAGATGTCCTCGTAGCGAATGATCACGATGCCAGAGCCACCGTTACCTGCGCTTGAGCTGCCTGTATCGTTCCAACCGCCACCGCCGCCACCTGTGTTTGCGGTTCCGTTAACGTTTGGCCCACCGCCGCCACCAGAGCCACCAGTTGCCCCAGATGAACGTCCCGCACCACCGCCGCCACGAGTAACAGAAGACCCGGAAATGGACGAAGAAGAACCATTCCCCCCGTTCGTGCCGCTGCCTGCCGCACCAGCACCACCACCACCACCGCCTGCACTGTTAGAGCCGCCGTTGTTACCTTGACCTGCGGTGCCCGTACCTGCTGCACGACCTTCATTGCCTCCACCGCCGCCAGAGCCTCCATTACGCCCAGCTTCAAGGCTACCCCCACCACCGCCACCTCCAGTAGAAGTA